TTATCATCCTGACTGAGAAAGAGTTGGGAATCCGTAATAAATAAGAAGGAGAATATCTATGGCAAAAGCAAAATCTGGTGGCGGAAATACTAAGATTTCCTTTACCAATCAAAAGAAGGGCAAGACATCAATTGGTGGTAGTGCCTCTTCGATTAAGTTTTCAACTATGAATAAACGTAAACGTGCTAACTATAAAGCATACAGAGGACAAGGCAGGTAATTGGCAAATCCGTTTCAGAGACTTCGTGCCAAGGCAGGTGATGGACAAAGATCCATGGATTGGTATATGAACAATGTGAAAAACCTCGTTGGCGCGAGGTTGTCTCAGAGCAGCGTAATGAAATCTGATATTGGCGAATTAAAAACCAATATCGAGATTGGTTCGATGTATCTATATTTCTACGATCCAAAATTAAAGGAAGAACTTCCTTTCTACGACACCTTCCCATTAGTGTTGCCATTTAGTCCAGCAAAAGGTGGGTTCTATGGAATCAATTTACATTACCTACCTTACCTGCTGCGAGCACAAGTTCTTGGTGAGTTGTTAGACTATAAGACAACCAAGACATATTCTGAAACAACCAAGATGCGTATGTCATACAATCTATTGAACAACTTGAAGAATGCGAATGAAGTCAAACCATGTATCAAACATTACCTGACCAATCATGTTAACTCGCAATTTTTAAAAGTCAACCCTGAAGATTGGCAAGCAGCAATATTCTTACCGATCGAGAACTTTGTGGGTGCCACAAAAGAACAAGTATTCAGAGATTCTAGGAGCAAATTCTAATGGCAACAGCAGGTCACACAATTGCAGATTTTCTCGCTAGAGTTCGCGAGACTGACTTCGCAAGAGCCAGCAGATTCGAAGTAAGGTTCCAGACTCCAGGAGTTCTTGGCGTAGGCGGTGATACAAAAGAAATCTCATTAATGGTTGAAGATGGATTGTTTCCAGGAATTCTCGTCGGAACAAGGCCAGTCAGAATAAACAATCTAAATGAACAAAGAGCAAATGTGATTGACTTCGGTGGCGATGCAATAACATTCACATTTTTAGTCGATACCACATGGGCGGCAAAACGCTTCTTTCAAGACTGGATGACATCTATCGTAAATCCTATTTCTAGATATCTAAGTTATCCTTCTGAATATTATTCGAACATCACTCTGGTGTCATTGAATTTAAAAGACGAAGTTATTGCCGAATGGGAAATCATAGATGCGTTTCCTCGCTCAATGGCACCAATTTCCGTGTCCTCCACTAATTCTGAAGTTTTACGTATGCCAGTAACGTTTGCATACAAGAAATGGATATCTATCGGGCAAAATGGAGAACCAAATTCGGAATCTGAATCTGACTATATCAATGATAATATCGTCGGTGATGATAATATCGACGCTGATCAGTTAATAAATGATGTTGAAAATGACATCCCACAATTTGAAGACACTTAAATAATTGGAGTAAATTATGGCACTACCTACAATATCAGTACCAACATTTGATGTTGAAGTATATTCAACAAAACGAAAGGTATCAATGAGACCATTCCTCGTGAAAGAGGAAAAGATTTTAATTCTGGCAGCAGAGTCTAATCAACGAGCAGATATGATTCGCGCAATGCAGCAAGTCATCAACTCTTGCTCTGATGGTAAAATTGACGCAGAGAAACTACCATTCTTTGACATACAGAATATCTTTATTAAATTGCGCTCGCAGTCTATTGGTAAAGACTCAGAGTTTAACTTGATTTGCGGTGAGTGTGGTCACAAAACCCCGACAATCTTAGATCTAGATAACATTGAATTGCAAATATCTCCCGAGCACAAGAACAACATTATGATCACTCCTGATGTTGGTGTCATCATGAAGTATCCTACTGCAGAGGTGTTGGTTGACGATGACTTACCTGTGTTTGATTTAGTTGTGTCATGTATTGATAAAGTCTTCACACAAGATGAAATCCATGATGCGAAAGATCAAACTACTGAAGAAATTGCTACCTTTATTGAAGGATTGACAAACGAACAGTTTGAGAAGATCGTAGAATTCTTTGTCACTGCGCCGAAGATTTTCCATAATATTGATTACACATGCTCTAAATGTGGAACAGAAAACACTGTAGTTGTGGATGGTGTTGAAAATTTTTTCGGATAACCCTTTCTCATGATAACTTGATGAATTTCTACAAAATCAACTTTATTTTAATGCATGAACATAAATATAGTTTGACCGAATTAGAGAATATGATGCCTTGGGAGAGGGAAGTTTACATAGGGATGCTAATGGCGCATCTTAAAAAGAAAGCAGAGAATCAGGAATAAATGGAACAGCAACAGCAAACTAAAGGTATCGGCAAGGAAAGTCAACTTTCTAAGATTGCTGCTGCAGTAAATCCAGGTTCTATGGCAGAGGCAAATCCTACTGCCACACAATCTATGATCTCAACTTTTATGCAGACTTTTGAGTCTTCAGCACTAGAACTGCGCGATGAAACTAATGATGATCAAAAAGAATTGATCAAAACAATGATCGACGAGATCACCAAGTTACAAACTAAAAACATGAAAGAGTTTGAGAAGGCAATCGGTAAGATTGTTGGTATCACAAAGGATCTACAAAACTCTGACAATCCGTTACTACAAAAACTCGGCAAAGATATGGAAGAAAAATCTCGCGAGGAAGTAGTAAAGGCATCTGGGTATACTTTAACTGGTGAAAAAGATACATTTTTAAATCGTCTTGGTCGTTCAGTTGGAATGAACACTGAAGAAGAACCTGTAGAAAAAAATAGACAAGGCATCGGGAAACTCGTTAAAGGATTTGCTTCTAATTTAGGTAGAGATGTAAAACGTGGATTCAATATCGCTGTAGGAAGAGAAGCACCTGAGGGTAGTTTCGCTGATAATGTGTTTACCTCCGACGAGCAGAAACGCGAACGTCTGTTGTCTAGAGTAGATGCTGAATCGAACGAGACTAAAACTGTATCTACGAATGACACCATAAAGAAAGTTATTGAAGAATACTTCAAAGAGGATAAGCAGAAATCAAAATCAGAATCTTCAGAGAAAAACAGCAAAGAGACACTAACTGTTTCTTCGTTGACTGAAGCATTTAAAACTGCGCTTGATCAACACTTTAACGAAAGCAAAACCTCATCCACTTCTTCTGATAAAAATACTATTGAATCATCTTCAGATTCTTCTAATTCTTCCGAGAAAAATAATATAGAATCGTCTTCAGATTCTTCTATGACTAAATCGCTAGAAGAATTTTTACAGGAATCTCGTAAAGAAAGTAATTCTTCATCAGAAGAAAATTCATTAATCTCTACGTTGACAGATGAGCAGAAAAACCTATATTCTCAGGGCGAGAAACTTATGGAAAAGTTCGATCAGGGGATCGATCAAGGAAAAACGACAGAAGAGTTAGAGAACATTGTAAAAGAAATCAATGTCCTAAACGAAAAATTTGTAGCAGCATATCCTTCTACGAAAACTCCATCTGTAAACAGCGAAGCACAAGAAGATGCTGCGGGTATCTCTAAAGATGCAACAATTGAAGCACTGCAAAAAACTGCTGATTCTAATGTTTTAATACAAGAGTATTCTAATACCACCCAAGAAAAGGCAACTGAAACAGTCGATGTATTGAAAGAAATACTAGAACTGATGAAGAAGATGTCAGCAGACAATCAAAATGGTGCTGCTGGTGGTGACGGTGGTGACGGCGGCGATGGCGGTGGTATTGATATCGATCTCCCAGATAGAAGAAGAGGTCCACGAAGATCCCGAGGAAGATTGCGTGCTCGCGCACGTATGGCCGCTCGTGGTATCAGAGGCAGAGTAGGAGGACTTGCTCGCGGACTAGTAAGTGGTGCCAGAACAGTAGGCAGTGCTTTTCTCAGCGGTGGTGCCAGAACAATCGGAATGCTTGGATTGGGAACAGCAGGTGCCGCTGGTGCTGCTGGGGTAGGAACTGCAGGTGCCGCTGGGTTAGCAACTACTGGTGCTGCTGGGTTGGCGGCAACTGGTGCTACTGGTTTAGGAACTGCAGGTGCTACTGGTTTAGGAACTGCAGGTGCTGCTGGTGCTACTGGTTTAGGAACTGCAGGTGCTGCTGGTGCGGCAGGCGCTGCTGGTGCTGCTGGTGCGACTGGTGCTGCAGCAAAATCTACTGGTTTCTTGGGTAAGATTGCTAGTGGTGCATCCAGTTTGGGTTCTAAAGCAAGCAGTGTTCTAAGTAAAGCATCGCCAGGATTAGTAAAGGGTCTTGGATTCGCAGGCAGAGTTGCCGGAAAACTTGCACTTCCGCTGGCAGCAGGTATGGCAGCATATGATGGGTATAAAGGATTTAATGCCGACCCTAATGCGACGACTGGTCAGAAGTTTAAGAATGCTGGTAGAAATGTTCTAAGCGGTCTAACATTCGGATTAGTCGACAGCACAGAAGATAAAATGGCAGCAGGTGAATATACTGGAACACAGAAAGGTGCAGTGGAAAAACCTTCTGGTGGCGGATTCTTCTCGCGAAATAAGGGTATGGTCGCAGGACCTGCAGGACGTGAAAGTGCTGCTGCTGCTTATGATAAAATGTCAGGCAATAAATCTAGTAATATACAACCCAAAGCGAAAGAAAGCACTGGTAATTTCTTCTCAAGCAATAAGGGTGCAATTGCTGGTGCTGCATTAGGTCCAGTAGGTATGCTCGCGGGAGCAGCATATGATAAGATGTCTAGTAGCAAAGCAGAAACAGGTAAGAATATAGATGGTGCTTTAATCGAGCAGGGGACTGCAGCGACCAAGGATAAAATACAAGTTAATGTTCCGCCACCGACAGTGATCAATCAAGGTGGTGGTGGCGGTCAAGCACCACCACAATTAACTTTCCCAGGAGGCGTAGGAAACGTAAGGTCGAATGACCCTACATGGTTGATGTTCCAAAAGAGAAGAGCAGTGGCATAATGAAATGGGGGAGCGAAACGCTCCCCCAAGTTTTTAGTCATCAGCGAGACTCGAGAAATAACTCATCGTGTCATCATCGCTGTCTTCTTTCCAAGGTGGACTGTCATCCGTTGCTTTAGCAGCAGGTGCATTACGCATCTTGGTTTCAACGAACAGTTCGTCTTCAGCATCAAGCGGATTAACCTTCTCAGCAGTTGCCATACGAGCACCACCTGTGAGAACAGCGTTCATCTTCGCCTTCAGTTCATCATATGACTTGAAGTTCGATGGATCGAGGAAAGTTGCAAGAGAATGCGCTTCGTTCCAAACCTTCTCCAACTTATCTTCGTCTTCCGACAGAGGATTTGGTCCATCAAATTCCGACTTATCGTAGTTACGATAACCTTCAACCTGACGAATGCGCAACTTGAAGTTAGCACCTTCCCATAGATCGAATGGATTGACTGGTTTCTCATCTTCAAAGGTTGGTTGCATTACATCCTTGATCTTGTCAAAGATTTTCTTACCATACTTGTAGAGGAAGACCTTACCTTCATTCTCAGGATTAGCAGGGTCACGAACGACCAACACGTTTGAGATATAAGAAAGACGACGCTTTTGCTTACGAGCGATTTCCTTATTCGCTTCGATACCTGAGTTCCAAAGTTCGGAATTCAGTTCGCCGACAGGATCTGGTTTGTTGATTGTGGTCAACGAGTTTTCGATAT